AATGCTCGCGACAGGGTTCGAACCTGCGATCCTTTGCTCGTTTTGTATAAAAACTCTCTCGACCGGATTTGAACCGGTGACTTCGCGATTAACAGTCGCACACTCTAACCAACTGAGTTACGAGAGATTCGCGCAACCAAGGATCGAACTCGGGACAATTGGAGTTTAGTCACTAAGTGAATAGTTATAATAATTTATGTAAATTACAATCCAATGCTCTACCAACTGAGCTATCGCACGGGTGATGCCGACAGGATTTGAACCTGCGCCCTTTCGGACCAGAGCCTTAATCTGGCGCCTTAGACCACTCGGCCACGGCATCTCTACAAGCTACTGCTAGGATTTGAACCTAGGTGATTGGATTCAAAGTCCAAGATACTAACCACTATATGACAGTAGCTCCCACGAAAATATAATGTTTGTAATCTTTAAGTATGAGAGTATACCTAAAAATACTTTTTATAATAATAGCACTGTTTATAGTCTTTACTTTATTTAAAACTAGAAAATATCAGGATAATAAACCCGTAAACAATGATACAGTATGGACGTACTGGGATTCACTTAGGCAACCAGAAATAGTAAAAAGATGTATAAAAAATTTAGAAAAAGTAGGTGGGTGTAAAGATATACGAGTTCTAAACAAAAACACCGTAAATACATGGATTCCCAAAAACGAAATGAATGAGTTTTCGAAAATAACAAACAATGAAGCAAATAAATCTGATTTAATTCGACTTTATTTACTCAAAACCTACGGTGGTATATGGATAGACGCATCCGTATTTGCAAATAAAAATATATTTTCGTGGTTACCAGATGATAAAAATACATTTTGTTATAAAGCCGATCGATTTTCAAAAGACGGTGTGGTGTGTTTAGAAAACTTTTTCATAAAAGCAAAAAAGAACTACCCTTTAATAAACGACTGGTTTAATCAGTCAGTTGAAGATTTTAAAGATAAGAATTATAAGGAAAATAACAAAAAATTTAGAAATATTATAGGTAAAAACGGAGATTACCTTGTTCCTTACGTTTCGAGTATGAAACTCGATTTAAAAAGATACCCACATCTCATAACACACAGTGCTGAAAAGGGACCGTATAAAGATACAGTTGAAAATGGGTGGGATCCAAAAAGGATTGTAACAAATATATCGTACGACCAAAACCTAGTTAAATTATATAACGGACCTAGAAAAGAAGCTAGTCCAGATATTGTACCAATGACCAAAGCAAACGAAGATTTTTTACCAAATAACGTATATAACCGTTTCAAAAATAGGTTTGAAATCGTCCAACACGATAATAAAAACGTCGAAGTTGATATGATCTATTGTATATGTATGCCACAAAGACGTGATTATGCGAAAAAAATGGTCGGAATGTTACAAACACCGTATAAATTATTTAATGCAATAAAACCGGATGATTTATCCACTGAAGATTATACACGTTTAAGTCAAACATACGTCGAATCAAATAAACATCTTTATAAACAGTGGACGAAAATTCCCGTCGCTTTATCGTTTTTCACGTGTTATTACGATGCGTATAAAAATGGTTACGATACGATATTAGTTCTCGAAGATGATATACGATATAAAGTAAGCTTGGATAAAATATATGGAGCTATCAGAGATTTTAAACAAGTAGATTCTGAAATTTTATTTTTAGGATATTGTTGGGCTAACTGTGGAATGACGTATCAACACATTTCGGAACACTTATATATTGCACCTTATAACACGGAAATGTTATGTAATCACGCACTCGTCATGAAAAAATCGTTTATTAAAGCATACATGGAACGCGATGAAGTTACTTTTTGGAGACATAGAAACGATCACACACTTTCGACTTATCTCATAAAAAATAAAATAAATAAGTGCGTAACTTCTCCAGTTTATATAGATCAAAATAGGGAAAAATTAGGAAGTACTAACCATAATAATAATCATACTAAACTACCTACTTGTACTTTACATACATCGTATACAAATAAATAATTTTAATTCCACGGTATATCCTGTGGTCTAAAACGACACCCAATTTTTAAAAAGTTTACAAACTCTTTAAATTCTGGTTCGGGATTCTCCATATATACCATTGAATCGAGTACTATACCTACAAACTTATTATATTTATGGTGAGGACCATCGTGTATAGCTCTATTTTTACGCAAATTTCCCATTTCTCGGGGAAGTATTATAATATTTTGATACGCATTTATATCGTATCCAATCTGTTTAACAATGGTATGATTCTTAAACTGACGTGGTATGACGTGATGGTCTTGTGTATTTTTTATTTTCCATCTAATTTTAAACATTTGTCTCAAAAGTGATCCGTATCTCATTATACTAGTATATACGGATACTTCTTTCTCTCCTCTTTACTTCTCATGAGTTGAAGTATAGCCATAAACGCCAAAAGAACGAATAAAGTATCTTCAAAATCGCGAACTGCACCAAACGTTATGACAGCCAAACTAAAAAATTTCATGAATGGCGTTTTTACTAATTTTTCGAGTGCCTTAGGTTGTTCTGTAATAGCCTGAACACCAAAAGTAGAGTGAAAAAGAATAATGAAACCGTATATCAAACCGCTATTTACTAAATTTTCAGTTTTAGGTGCCCAATTTGTTTGTAAATGTTTATTTAACATATAAATCGAAGCGAATGAAATCAATGTTAAAAAATATGTATCCTGAAGTGGTTGAACCATTTGAAATAAATAGATATTTTAATTTACGTGTCTATCAAATCCCAAACGCATAATAGAATCTTCCAATTCATCAACTTCTTGCCATGCTGCAAAACACTCTTCCGATGTTCCCGAACAGTGACACTTTTCATATGCCTCTTCAAGTGCTTCGGCGAACCTAAACTGAAGACGTGGGTTCTCAAACGTTTGAAACGCAGTATTTATTTTTTTACTATACGTACCTTCAAGTATATTCTTACGTATTTGTTTACGTTTGTTTTCGGGGGACGGGGGGATTGAAGAAACTCTGATCATTTACTTTTTAACGTGGTATATCTTTAACACGTTAAAAAGTAGGTGTGATCCCAGCGGGGGTCGAACCCGCGACCTCGGCGTTGCGTTTGTGACGATAAAGTCACTTAGGTATACCTAGTAGTGTATAAGCACCGCGCTCTAACCAGCTGAGCTATAGGATCATATCTATATATCAACCATAAACTTTAAGCCAAATACTACTTTTACTAATCGTAAAACGTACTCTTTGTATTCAATCATTCGTACTCTTTTATTACCACTTACCTTTATGTTGTTGTACAGTTGAATGAGACTGTAAATCACTCTGTGATAATTCCGTACTCATTTTTCTACCCGTCTCTATGTCGGGTGTATTTGCCCTCGATTTAGCTAACCATTTCGTAATTTTATGTTTACCGTATTCACTATCGATACCACCACCAAGGTTTGTTCCTATAACGTTTAATCCATTACACACGTCAGGTTTGTTTTCTTTATCTGGAAATGTCATGTTAAACGCATCTATAGAATTTGATGGAATATCTGGTGAATCATCTAAAAGACGATCGTATTCTTGTCTACACTTCGTCACAAATACATTGACTTCACCTCTATGTTCGGTTTCTAGTGATAATTCCATCTCAATGTTTCTGTAAAATTTGGACCACTGAACACACATTGCTGAATGTGTTTCCATCATTTTCGTACTATTATTAAATTTAGAAACCGACGTAAGTATACCCGCCAGTACGTTTAAAAATGCAAAAAAGTATTGAACCGCTATTATTTGTTGTTTTTTTGAATCTGACATGGTTTGGTCGTTAGGACTTAAAACTGCAAAGCCACCAACACCTGTGATACTCGATATGATTATACACGGATACGATAACCAATCGTTTTGTTTCTTATAAAACATACGTGAATAATTATGGAGCCATCGGTACCCGGCGGCTTTTTCAGCCCATCCGATGAGGAGTTTTTCTTGTTTTGGACACCAGTGATGTTGTTCTGGTGTGTTACCTCCCATTACTCTTTCTTAGAAAATAAATAAGCATATTCTCGTGCCTGTGTATCTACAATCTCGTTCTTTTCGTTACCATTGTGTGCCTTGACCCACTTTATATCAACAAATTCAATTTTACGCAACAGGTATAACATGTGTACCCATAAATCCTTATTCTTTACGGGTTCGCCTTTACTCGTTTTCCAACCGTTACGTTCCCAGTTTTTCGACCACTCAAGTAATCCCATTTTTACGTAGTTACTATCTGTATATACAGTTACAACATCGTGTCCTAATTCTATACACTTCTCGAGTGCTTTTATTACCGCGGTCATTTCCATTGCATTGTTTGTGGTTACCTTGGCACCACCTCGACCTATAAAATCGTCTATAATATACGCCCACCCACCTGGACCTGGATTACCCAAACAACTTCCGTCTGTGTAGACTTCTATCATACTTACTAATATATACGATAAAATCTTTATATTTCAACGGTTTGTTCTCGTTTATAAGGGAAACAGTAATAATAACATTTAACCACTGGGTTAAACAATGCACACGAACCAAACACAGTTCCAAAAATTATTAAGAACACATATACAGGTTTCATTTATATAGTACATGCGTAATTCTTTATATTTCAGTTTCAGTATCATCACCACAAGACGATTTTGGACAGAAAAGTGATAAGATAACAGTACTAAGTATAATCAAAGTTACTGATATTCCAACTATAAAATTCATTATATTTATATCACTACTTAAAATTTTAAGTCCTATACTAAAAAAATGGATTGGGATCCAGTTATTATTCGAGGTAAAGTTGATAAAACGGTGGAAAAAGAAAAGTATGTAAAATTTTTCGGTCAGGAAATCAAGTTACCAAATAAAAACACAGGAAAATCACGAGAACAAAAACTCGAAGAAACTGAAATAGGTACACACAAAAAGATAGGTAAAGAAACAGGATTAACGATCCAACGGGCGCGTGTTGCAAAACAATATACACAAAAAGATCTCGCAGGACTTATAAACGTATCAACAGATATTATCTCTTCGTACGAATTAGGTAAATCAATCCCAGATCACAAAATTATGCAGAAATTGCGTCGAGTTTTGGGCGTTAAACTCTAATCACTATCAATATGGACGATACAATAGGTAAAAGAATTCAACGTGTACGTATAGAAAGAAGTCATACACAAGTTGAACTTGCATACAGAATTCGTGAAACTTTAGATACCATAAACAAAATCGAATCAGAAAAAATTGAACCAGACCAGTACATTATACAGAAAATACAGAAATACTTTAAAATTAAACTATAAAAAATATGTATATAAATAATATGAATTACCTATACACTTACGTAACTCACAACGATCGATATTTTAATAGCCTAGTAGATTCAAGTAAAAAACAAGATATAGATATCGTAATTCGTGGTATGGGTCATAAATGGGAAGGATACGTACAAAGACATAGAGAACTTTTAAATTTTTTAAAAACACTCGACAAAAATGATATAGTTATTAATGTCGACGGGTTTGATACCATAGTTTTATGCCCACTCGAAGAAATAACACGAAAGTTTAAAAGTCTTAATTGTGATCTTCTTTTTTCTATGACATCAAAAAACGCGAACGCATTTCAAAAATACATTCAATGGAAACTTGGATTTTACGGTATAAAGGCAAACGCGGGAATGTTTATGGGATATACATTTAAACTTCAAGAATTTATAGAAAAACTTTTAAAAACGGGCGAATACAACGACCAAATCGTATTAAACCAAATGCCTTTCGGTAAAGATACACGAATTAAAATAGACACCGATCAAAAAGTATTTTGTAACATTTCAAATACAAACGGACTTCATATGCAAAATGGTAAATTATATTATAAAAATAAACAACCATGTTTATTATCTGCACCCGGGTGCGTAGATTTAAGACCATGGCTCCGTCGATTAAACATTAACGAATCACAATTTACTTGTAATACAGGTCAGCGTTTAAAGGAATATTACCAATATTTCATTATTGAGATAATACTTTTACTACTTGTTTTCTATATTGTACTAAGACGAACGCTAAAGCGATAAAAGATACGAGTTGAGTAACGTCATAAAGATTAGAACATTGGATACACCTTTTAAACGTAAAAACGACGTCTTTGGGTCTTTTTTCTTCAGGAACATCTTCTATCTTTGTAGGACTAAAACTACGAACTACAGATCTCAAAAGAAAAGCGGCGACGTAATATTTAACGAGAGAAACTGGTTCAAGTTTCAAATAAAGCATGTTAACGATGGTTAAAAAAACAAAAAACTCAAAATCACCCCAATATTTAAACGTAAAACCTTCAAACGTATTTAAATAAAGGCGAGACACCGTTGCAAATGCTGTAAATAGAATTGCATCCATGATATACTTATATTAAACCGATATATATTTTAAAATTTGTTCTAAATTTTAAAATCTAAATTTTATTTATTTTTTAAATTTTATTTTTTTTCTAAAACCCCAAAACTAATAAACGCTTAGTTGGAGAACGCGAGACCGCCCATACCGGATTGGATTCTGAGGACGTTGTAGTTGGTCGCGAACATGGAAAGGGTTGGGTTGCACGAAGCTGGCAAAGTGATCGCAACTTGCGCGTTGTCGATTCTGGAGAAGTTGCAAGTACCAGTTGGTTGATGTTCTTCTGGCTTGAGCGCAAAGGAATACGAGTAGATACCTGGGGCTGGGCAACCAGAGTGGTGGTTGAATGGTTGGACTTGGTTGAAGTATTTGCTGCCTTGGGCCTTCATTCTGTCTTGGCCGTTGAGGACCAACTTGAAATCGGTGAATTGGTTACCGGTCTCTTCAGAGAATTTTGGCGCATTTGGACCTTGCAAGATAACTGGCGCACCCAATTCAGAAGTAGACACAGCAACATTCGAAACAGCGTCAGCGAATGCATCGCAAGTGGCAATTGGGCTGGCAGTTGTAAAGTTCCACAAGAAGGAGTTCGCTGTGTTAGCTTCAGTTTTCTCAACGCACCACACCAATTCCTTGACTGGGTGATTGTAAGACAATCTGATTTGCTTGGAACCCGCGGAGACGGCATCGGAGCCAGTGTGTTGCACTTGCTCGATCAAGTATTCGTGACCCTTTTGCGCGAATCGTCTGCGTTCTTCGGTGTCGAGGTAGACGTAGTTACCCCAAACCTTGAAAGTGGAACCATCCGTGTACTGAGTAAATTTGTCGGTCAAGTCAAAGTCCAATCGGACTTCGTGGTATTGCAAGGCAATCAATGGCAACGCCAATCCTGGGTTGCGGTTGAAGAAAAAGATGAGTGGCAAATAAACCGTCGAGTCATCACCAGTAGTCATCTTACCCCAGTTAGCCTTCTTGGCTTCATCCAAGTACAATTCAGAGTACAATCTCCACCATCTTTGGTAGTGCTTGTCAATGCGTTGACCGCCAATCGACAATTCAACATCCTTGATCGCACGTTCCGCGACCCAGCAGCAATCCGCGGCCGCGCCATCCTTGGCACGCGTGGCCAAGGCCTTAGCTTTCATTTCGACGTACATGTCAGCGATCAAATCACCATTTCTCGCGATCGTGACAGAAAGACGACCAGAGTTACCGGCAGTACCGTTAACAGTTTGTTCGATGTTTTCCATCGCGAAGTTAGTGTGGCGTTTGTAAACCGCCTGGAAAAAAGTTACTTTTGGGTTACCTGTAAGGTAGACATCTTGGGCGCCATAGGCGACGAGTTGCATGAGACCACCGGCC